ATCAAATTTTTTCGTGCGGGAGATATGGGGGGAGGGGGTACCCCATAGGGGGGGGTGCAAGCGTCTGCACACCACTGGAAGGAAGCCACGATGGGAAAACCCGGACCGAAGCCGCTGCCAGCGAACGTGCACATGCTGCACGGTAATCCCAGCAAGAAACCGCTCGGCGCGCTGTTCGACGAGCTGCGCCCAGAAGTAGAGATGCCGGACGCTCCGAGCTGGATGTGGGCCGAGGCGAAGAAGGAGTGGAAGCGGGTCTCGGCCGAGCTGCTGCGGTATGGCCTGGTGTCGAAGCTCGATCGCGCCGCCCTGGTGCTGTACGTGCAGGCCTGGGCGAAGATGGTGTGGGCAGAAAAGCAGCTGGCGCGCGCGATGAAACTCGCCGAGCAGAAGCGCATCGAGGCCGAGGCCGCCGGCCAGGAATACGACGGCGGCGACGGCATCATGGTGAAGACCGCTGGCGGAAACTTCACCTATTCGCATCATTGGGTGGTTGGGCGGCACGCCGCCACCGAAGTCAATCGTTACCTGGCCCTGTTCGGGCTGTCGCCCAGCTCGCGCTCCCGCGTGAGCACCAGCGACAACCGGCAGGGCTCTTTGTTTGGCGAACCGGCAGGAGAGGACGAGTGGAACAAGGTGAGCTGACCTTCGGCGAGATCGCGACGCAGTACGCGCGCGACGTTGTCGAGGGGCGCATTCCGTCCTGCCGCTGGCACTTCCTCGCCTGCCAGCGCCACCTCAAGGACCTCGATCGCGCTGTCACCGAAGCCTTCCCCTACCTCTTCAACCCGGAGATCACCAGCCTGGCCGGTAGGTCCTACCGGCCCGCCGAGCGCGTCTGCCACTTCGCGCAGCTGATGCCGCACGTCAAGGGCGACTGGGCTGCGCGTGGCATGCTCATCAAGCTGGAGCCGTGGCAGGTGTTCGTGTTTGCCAGCATCTTCGGCTGGGTGCACATGGTCACGTTCAAGCGGCGCTTCCGCTCAGCCGACCTCATCCTTCCGCGCAAGAACGCGAAATCGACGAAGGCCGCCATTGTTGGCTTGTACATGCTCGCGCTCGACGACGAGTTCGGCGCCGAAGTCTATTCCGGCGCCACCTCGGAGGGCCAGGCCATGGAGGTCTTCCGCCCGGCGCTGCTCATGGCGCGCATGACGCCGAAGTTCCTGCAACGCTACGGTGTCACGGCCAATGCCAGCAACCTGGCGGTCGTCGAGAAGAATGCGAAATTCGAGCCGGTGATCGGCAAGCCCGGCGACGGCGCCTCGCCGAGCTGCGCGATCGTCGATGAGTACCACGAACACAAGACGCCGGATCTCTACGACACCATGAAGACCGGCATGATGGCGCGCCGACAGCCGCTGCTGCTCGTCATCACCACCGCCGGCAGCGACATCGGCGGCCCGTGTTACATGCACCAGGTCGAGCTGCAGAAGGTTCTCGAAGGCACCATCGAGAACGACCAGCGCTTCGGCATCATCTTCACCATCGATGCCAAGGACGACTGGGCGACCGAAGCGGCGCTGATCAAGGCCAACCCGAACTTCGGCGTATCGATCGACCGCGACATCATCCTGGCCGATCTGCGCGATGCGCTCGCGGATCCGCGCAAGCAGAACACCTTCAAGACCAAGCACCTCAACGTCTGGGTGGCCGCCGCCTCCCCCTGGCTCAACCTGCATAACCTTCAGCAGCGCGGCGATGCCGCGCTCACGCTGGAATCCTTCGCCGGCGAGAAGTGCGTCGTCGGCCTCGACCTCGCCAGCAAACAGGACATCGCCAGCGCCGTGTTCGAATTCAAGCGCCAGATCGACGGCGAGACGCACTACTACGCCATCAGCCGCAACTACGTCCCGCAGGCGGCCGTTGACAAACCCGAGAACGCCCACTACCAGGCCTGGGTGAACGCCGGTCACCTCATCGTCACGCCGGGCAACATGATCGACCTCGAGCACATCCAGGAAGACATCCTCGCCGCCGCCGGCCAGGTGGTCATCCGCGAAGTCGTCAAAGACCAGTGGGGCGGCCAGCAGCTCGGTGCCAACCTCGCCACCGAGGGCTTCGAAGTCGTGGATCTGCCGCAGCAAACCCGCTATCTCAGCGAACCGATGAAAGACCTGCAGGCCCTCGTCGATGCCGGCCGCTTCCACCACGATGACAACCCCTGCTATGTCTGGCAGATGAGCAACGTCGAAGTCGCGCCCGACCGCAACGAGAACATCTTCCCGCGCAAGCAGCGGGCCCAGAACAAGATCGACGCCGCCGTCGGCACCATCCTGGCGCATGCGCGGTCGATGGTGCCCGGCCAACAGGAAGCATCCTTCTGGGAAACGGAGACCGCCTAAGTGTTCAACTGGTTGCCCTGGCGCAAGAAGGATGTCTCGTACAGTGACGACAGCCTGCCGGAAGTCCTGAAATCCATCTTCGGCGGCGGTGCGATCTCCAAGTCCGGCGCCTCGGTCAACTGGAACACCGCGCTGCAGGTCTCGACCGTGCTTGCCTGCGCGCGTGTTATCGCCGAAGGCATCGCCCAGGTGCCGCTGAAGGTGTTTCGCGAGACGGGGCGCAATCGGTTGCCGGCTCGCGACCACGCGCTCTACCAGGTGCTGCACCGCCGCCCGAATTCGTGGATGACCAGCTTCGAGCTGCGCGAGACGATGGGCCTGCACGTCGTGCTGGCCGGCAATGCCTTCGCCTTCATCAACCGTGTCGGGCGGGAAGGGCGGGTCGCCGAGCTCATCCCGCTTGAGCCCGGCAACGTCACGCCGGTGCGGGCGCCGGACTTTTCCGTCAGCTACAAGGTGCGCGGCAAGAATGGTGAGGTGCGGGAATTTCCTGCCGAGGCGATCTGGCACTGGAAGGGCCCGTCCTGGACGGGCGCCGGCGGCCTGGATGCCGTCAGGCTCGCCCGTGAAGCCATCGGCCTCGCTCTGTCGACGGAAGAACATCATGCCAAGCTGCACGCGAACGGCGCGCGCGCCGGCGGCGTGCTTTCCGTCGAGGGCACGCTGAGCGAGCCGCAGTACAAGCAGCTCAAGGAGTTCGTCGAGCGGAACCACCAGGGCGCCACGAACGCATGGCGCACGATGATCCTCGATCGCAACGCGAAGTGGCTGCAGACAGCCCTGAACGGCGTGGACAGCCAGCACCTTGAGACGCGGCGTTACCAGGTCGAGGAGATCTGCCGCTTTTTCCGGGTCATGCCGATCATGGTCGGCTACTCCGACAAGGCCAGTACCTACGCCAGCGCCGAGCAGATGTTCCTGGCGCATGTCGTGCACACGCTGTCGCCGTGGTACGAGCGCATCGAGCAGTCCATCGACTGCTTCCTGCTGAGCGAGATCGACATCAAGGCAGGTTACTACGCCAAGTTCGTCGTCGCCGGCCTGTTGCGCGGCGCGCTGAAGGACACGGCCGAGTATCTGAGCAAGCTCACCACCAACGGCATCCTCACGCGCAACGAGGCGCGCGAGAAGCTGGAATACAACCCGCTCGACGGCCTGGACGAGCCGCTTACCCCGGCCAACATGACCGTCGGCGCCGAACCGCCGGACCCCGAGAAGGAAGGAGCCCTCAATGGAGCGTAACCATTACGATTGCCCGTTCGAAGTCAAATCCGTCAAGGAAGACGGCACCTTCGCCGGCTACGGCAGCGTGTTCGGAAACATCGACTCCTACCAGGAGATCGTCCTGCCCGGCGCCTTTTCCGAGTCTCTCGCCGCGCAGCAGTCCCTCGGGCGGCTGCCGGCCATGCTCTGGCAGCACCGCTCCGGCGAGCCCATCGGCATCTACACCGTCATGCGCGAAGATGCCGTCGGCCTGCACGTCGAAGGCAAGCTCGCGCTCAAGACCGGGCGCGGCCAGGAAGCGCACGAGCTGCTCAAAATGGGCGCGCTCTCCGGCCTCTCCATCGGCTTCGTCACGCGCGAGGACATCTACGACAAGGTCACCGGCATCCGCACCCTGAAGAAGGTCGACCTGTGGGAGGTCTCCCTGGTCACCTTCCCGGCCAACGATGCCGCCCGCGTTTCGGCGGTGAAGACCATCGAATCCATTTCCAGCCTGAGCGATGCCGAGCGCTACCTGCGCGATGCCGGCGGTTTCTCGCGCGCCCAGGCCACGGCTCTGCTGAGCCGTCTCAAGTCCCTCTCGGGTCAGGGCGAGCCTGACGCGGCGCTGGGCGAACTGAAGCAATCCCTGCTCACCCTGCAGCGGCGCATCGCCGCCTGATTATTCGATAGGAGAACCACATGTCGGACATTTCCGAAGTCAAAGACATCGTCAAGGCCCTCAACGAGACCTTCGACACTTTCAAAAAGACCAACGACGAGCGCCTGGCCAAGATCGAAAAGGGCCAGTCGCCCGCCGACCACGAGGCCAAGCTTGCCGCCATCCAGGGCGACATCGCCAAGCTGCTCGACCTGAAGAAGGACATAGAGAAGCTGGAGGCCAAGGCCAACCGCCTGTCCCTCGGCGGCGCCGGCCAGGACATCGATCCGGCCAAGGCCGAATACCGCGAGGCCTTCGTCGGCCGCTTCGTCCGCAAGGGCGACGACCAGGGCATGGCCGACCTGCAGCGCAAGGCCATCAACATCGGCACGCCGGCCGATGGCGGCTACGCCGTACCCGAGCAGATCGATCGCGAGATCGAGAAGCTGGCGCGCAACATCAGCCCGATCCGCAGCATCGCCAAGATCGTCCAGGTCGGCACCAGCGACTACAAGAAGCTGGTGAACGTGAACGGCATCGCCAGCGGCTGGGTCGGCGAGACCGACGCGCGCACCGCCACCGCCACCTCGCAGCTGGCCGAAGTCATCCCGCCGATGGGCGAGCTCTACGCCAACCCGCAGGTGACGCAGCAGGCGCTCGACGACATGTTCTACAACGTCGAGGCCGACCTGATCGAGCAGCTCGCCGAGGAGTTCGCCGTCGCCGAGGGCACCGCCTTCGTCACCGGCAACGGCACCAACAAGCCGAAGGGCTTCCTCGCCTACACCACGGCGGCCACCGCCGACGGCGCCCGCGCCTTCGGCACCCTGGAGCACATCGCCACCGGCGTGGCCGGCGACTGGGCGGCCAGCAACAAGGGCGACGTGCTGTTCGATGCGGTCTCCAAGCTCAAGCAGGCCTACCGCGCCGGCGCCAACTGGGTCATGGGCAAGAGCATCCTGTTCGAGATCCTCAAGTTCAAGGACACCACCGGGCAATACCTGTGGCAGCCCAGCCTCACCGAAGGCATGCCCATCCGTCTGCTCGGCTTCGGCGTGACCGAGGCTGAAGACATGCCGGTCAAGGCCGCCAGCTCGCTGTCGGTCGCCTTCGGCAACTTCAAGCGCGGCTACACCGTGGTGGATCGCGTCGGCACCCGCATGCTGCGCGACCCCTACACCAACAAGCCCTACGTCGGCTTCTACACCACCAAGCGCCTCGGCGGCGGCGTGGTTAACTCCGAAGCCATCAAGCTGGTGAAGTTCGCGGTCGCGTAAGCCATCCTTCAGCGCAGCGATCGGGGCGGTCTTCGGGCCGCCCCGTTTTTTTGGAGAGAGCCATGTCAGAAAAGAAAATCACCCTCAAGGTCGTCAAGGATTTCCGCTTCGCCCACGGCGGCCACCGCGTCGTCGAGTACAAGAAGGGCGAGATCGTTGAAGTCGACGCCGACTGCGCCGAAGTCGCCCTCGAAGAGAAGTGGGCCGAGAAGTCCAAGGCCGCCGCTCCCGAGAACAAGGACGCCGGCGCCGCTCCCGAGAACAAGTAATACCGCCCCCTAGGAGTCCCCCAATGACCCACCTCCTCAAATCCCTGCGGCTTTTCGCCGCGCTGCTCTTCGCCGTCGTCGCGCTGCCGGCCCACGCCGGCGCGCTCACCGACTTCGCCGAAAACAAGATCGTCGACGCGCTGATCCGCGGCCAGGCCATCGGCGCGCCTGCCACCTGGTACGTCGCCCTCTACACTGCCTGCCCGACGGACAGCACGGCCGGCACCGAGGTCACCGGCGGCAGCTATGCGCGCGTGGCGGTCACCGCCGGCCTCACGCAGTGGGCCGGCACGCAGAGCGCCGGCAGCACCACGGCCAGCTCCGGCACGGGCGGCACCACCAGCAACAACGCCACGATCACATTTCCAGCGCCGACGGCCAACTGGGGGACCGTCACCTGCTGGGGCCTGACCGACGCCTCCACTGCGGGGAACATCTGGGTCTTCTCCGCGCTGACGGTGAACAAGACCATCAACAACGGCGACGCCGCGCCTTCGTTCGCTGCGGCTGCGGCGACGTTCCAGATCGACAACTAAGTCTCGATGCTCCTCCTCGCCAGCACCGCCGACCTGCTGCGGATCGTCACCTCGGCGGCCGTCACCGTCGACGTGCACGCCTCATGGGTCGACCTGAACGGCTCGACCGTCACGCCGGGGCGTGCCAACACGGCCATCAGCACCGCCGCGACCACCACCGTCGTCCCCTCGCCGGCCGCCAGCACTTACCGCACCGTCAAGTCGCTCACGGTGAGGAACCGCCACGCCACCACCGCGCAGGACGTGACGGTCAACCATACCGACGGGACAACCTCGGCCGAGCTGATCAAGGTCACCCTGGCCGCCGGCGAGTGCCTGCACTACCACGAAGCCGCCGGCTTTTGGATCTCAGATGCCTTCGGCCGCGTCAAGACCAATATCAACAACAACGGCAGCGGCGCGGCGGTCAATGCGCTCAATCTGGTGGTACTGGCCAGCGACGTGACGAACAACAACGCTGTGGCGAACACCATTGCCGATGTCACCGGACTATCATTCTCGGTGACCGCCGGTGAGACTTACCATTTCGAGTTCTTCATCCCATATACCTCTGCCGCGACAACGACGGGATCACGCTGGTCGGTTTCAGGGCCGGGTTCTCCGACGATGTTGAATTACACCAGCCAATACACGCTGACGGCGACCACGCTGACTAGCAACTACGCCACCGCCTACGACATCCCGGCCGCGTCGAACGCATCGAGCCTGACAGCCGGAAACATTGCATGGCTTGCTGGCATCATCAAACCGAGCGCGAACGGCACGGTGATCGCGCGCTTTGCCAGCGAGGTGGCATCGAGCGCCATCGTCGCCAAGGCCGGCGCGCTGCTCAAGTGGTACAGGACACTGTGACGCCATGATCGGCTTCTTCGACCTCAACGCCCTGCCGGAAGGCTGGTTCGCGCCAGAGCTGCAGCCGGCCGGCTGGTTCGACGAGGATCTGCTCGATGCGGCTGGCGGCGGAGGCGCGGCCGCGCTCGAAGGCGCCGCCCAGGCGCAAGCCAGCGCCTCCGCCGCGCTCACCACGCTGATCCAGCTCCTCGGCGCGGCTGGCGCCCAGGCCACCGCCACCGGCGCACTCACAGCGCAGATCCGCCTGGTCGGCGCCGCCGTATCCCAGGCACTGACTTCTGCCGGACTCACGACGGGCATCCCGCTGCTGGGCGCGGCCTCGGCCCAGGCGCTCGCCACGGCCGGGCTGACGGCGCAGATCCGGCTCGCCGGCGTCGCGCTGGCGCAGGCTTCCGCCACCGGCGCGCTGACCACGCCGATCCCGCTCGATGGCGCCGCCTTGGCCGTGTCCAGCGCCGGCGGCGCACTCACTGCGCAGATCCGCCTCGCAGGCGCCGCACTGGCGGCTGTGGCTGCCGCTGCAGGGCTGACAACGGGCATCCCGCTGGACGGCAACGCCCAGGGCCAGGCCGATGCCGCTGGTGCCTTGACGACGGGCATTCCGCTGGTCGGTGGCGCCGTCGCCCAAGCCACGGCATCCGCCACGCTCCTGGCCGAGTTCGGCCTCGCCGGCGAGGCCGGCGCCGTGGCGATCGCCACCGGCAGCCTGACGGCGCAGATCCGCATCGAGGGCGCCGCCCTGGCGCAGGCCCTCGCCGCCGGCAGCCTGACGACCGAGATCCCGCTGGCCGGCGCCGCGATCGTGGCTGCATCGAGCACCGCCGCCCTGCGCGCCGGTCGCAGCGCGCCGCCCGGCCCGGGCGCCCCGTCGCGGCGCACCGAGACGGCCCGTCCGGTCAATGTTCAGACCGCCGGCCGCCCGCTGCAGACGTCTGCAACGCACCGCCCCTTCGGCGCGAGCGGATCGCGCCCGCGCCAACTGCACTGAGGGAACCATGAGCCTGAAACTCATCACGCCGCCCGCCGCCGAGCCGGTCACGCTGATCGAGGCCAAAGCGCACCTGCGCGTCAGCATCAGCGACGACGACACCCTGATCGGCATGCTGATCAAGGCCGCGCGCGAGGCCTGCGAGCACGAACTCGGCCGCGCCCTGATCACGCAGACCTGGGAGTTGGCGCTCGATGTTTTCCCGGAAGGGTTCCGCCTCCCGTATCCGTCGGTGCAGAGTGTGGCGAGCGTCAAGTATGTCGACCCCGACGGCACCCTGCAGACCCTGGCCGACACCGAATACGCGCTGGATAACCACAGCGAGCCGGCTTACCTGGTGCCGGCTTATGGCAAGGCCTGGCCGGCCACCCGCGCCGAGCCGAACGCCGTGCGCGTGCAATACCTCGCCGGATTCGGCGACGCCGGCACCGACGTGCCGGAAGTCCTTCGCCAGTGGATCCTGCTGCAGGCGGCGCACTGGTACGGCAGCCGCGAAGCGGCCAGCGCGACGCGGCTCGAAAAGACGCCCTACGTCGACAGCTTGCTCGACCGCTACCGGGTGTACTTGTTCGCATGATCGCCGCCGGCAGCCTCAACCAGCGCGTCACCCTGCAGCAGAAGAGCGTAACGCGCAACGCCATCGGCGAGGAGGTCGTCACGTGGCCGGATGTGGCGACGGTGTGGGCCGAAGCCTGGCCGCTGCGCGGCCGGGAGTTCTTCCAGGCCCAGCAAACACAGTACGCCGCCGACGTGCGCTTTCGCCTGCGCTACCGTGCCGACGTGCAGGCCGCCAACTGGCGCGTTGTGTGGAACAGCGAGCCCTACGACATCGTGTCGTTGATCGACGTGGCGGCGCGGCGCGAAACGACCGAGATCCTGGCGGTGCACGGAGTGCGCGATGGCCGATGATTTTGAAGTAAGGCTCGCTGGCGTCGACGAGCTGAAAGCCGCCCTACGCGGCCTGCCGGAGAAGTTGCGAAAGCGCGTGTTGCTGGGCGCCCTGCGCAAGGCGGCGCGTGCGATATCGAGCGAGGCAAAAACCTTGGCGCCGGTCTTGAAAGTGGCAAAGTCCGGCCGCACGCCGGGCACGGTGCGCAAGCGCATCGCCGTGCGCGCGTCGAAGTTCGCCCGCCAGGCGGGTGATGTTGGCGTGTTCGTCGGGGTCAAGCCGTTGCGCGGCGGGGCCGATGCGCGGCGCTACGGAAAGGCCGGCGCGAAGAACCCGCACGATCCGTTCTATTGGCGTTTCGTGGAGTTCGGCACGAAGAAAATGGCGGGGCGTCCCTTCCTGGCGCCGGCCGCGAAAAGCAAGGGCGACGCTGCCATCGCCACCTTCCTGCGGGAAGTCGTGCCGCAGATCCAGAAACTCAACCGGAAAGACACATGAGCGCGAAAAGCGAGCTTTACGACGCGCTGAATGCCGATGCCGCGTTGGCGGCGCTGGTGGAGGAGCGCATCTATCCGGACGCCGTACCGCAGGGCGTGGCGCTGCCGGCGGTCGTCTATACCGCGCAAGCCTTTCCGGAATACGGCCTCGACAGCAGCGTGCTTGCCGAGCGCACGGCGTTCACCATCGGCTGCTGGGGCGCGACGCGCGCGAGCGCGGACGCCGTCGCCGCAGCGGTGAAGGCGGTGCTGGCTGGCCTGGACCTGACGCCGGCCGGCCCGCAGGACGCCTACGACCCCGAAGTGGGGGCGTATTCATCGACGCTGGAAGTCGACTTCTGGACCTGACAGGAAAAGTTTTCAACCCGGCCCCGCCATCGTGCGGGGCTTTTTTTTAGGAGCTCACCATGGGCAACGCACTTATCGGCCGCAATGTTCGGGTCGAGATCAGCAAGACCGAAGGCACGCCGAAAACCGTCACCGCCGTCACCCAGGCCAATCCTGGCGTGGCGTCTTCCACCGCGCACGGTCAGGCCGATGGCGCCGTTGGCTACCTTGACGGCGTCACCGGCATGGTCCAGCTGGATGGCCAGGCGGCGCGCGTCAATTCTCCGGTGACCGACAGCTTCCAGCTGGAGAACATCAATACGACGAACTACCCGGCCTTCACCGCCGGCACGTTCGTCCCGATCACCGCCTGGTCGACGCTGGCGCGGTCGAGCAGCTATTCGATCGGCGGCGGCGAGGGCGACAAGCTCGACAACACCGTCCTGCTCAACGTCCTCAAGCAGGAAGAGAACGGCCTGCTCGCCGCGCAGACCGTCAATTTCGGCCTCAAGCTGGAAACGGTCGACGACGAGGCCCTTGGATTGATCACCGATGCCGCGCTGAACCAGAGCCTCCTGGTCTTTCGCATCACCCTGTCGGACGGCGCGCAGCGCGTCTTCCGCGGCCAGCCCTCGCTGCCCGGCGAAGACGTGCAGCAGGGCCAGATCGGCACCGGCGCGATCAGCGTCACGATCAAGGGCCAGATCGTCCGTCTGCCGGCGGTGTAAGTCATGACGCCGGACGTCCTCATCAAGAAGCTCCTCGCCCAGCGCGAAAGCTGGGTCGACCTGCCGGACGGCAAGCGCGTGCGCATCCGCCGCCCGGCCGAAGCGCAGCTGGCCGACCTCGTCGTGCGCGACGCGGCCGGCAAGCCGAGCGGCCTGCGCATCGGTCTGGATGAAGTCAAGCGCTACGTCACCGGCTGGGAGGGTGTCACCGAAGCCGACCTGATCGTCTCCGGCGCGTCCGACCCGGTGGATTTCGACCCGGCCCTGTGGGCGTCCGTGATCGAAGACCGGCGCGACTGGGTCGGCCCCATCGCGCAGGCCCTGCTCGACGCCATCCTGCAGCACGAAACCGCCGCCGAGGCCGTCTCGGGAAACTGATCGCCTGTCTCGATGCCGCGGCGGGCGTCGAGACGGAAGGCATCGACCCGCCGCGGGCCGAGTCCGCCGACCGTCTGGCCATCCGTGCCGCCAACCTGCTCGGCAACGGCATGGGTGGCCTCGATTGGGACGGCGTGCACCTGATCGCCGCCTGGCTCGGCATCGAAGACATCGAAGGCCTGATGTTGCGGCTCTCCGTCATCAAGCTCCACACACCACCGGAAGACTGACATGGCCATCGCCACGCTGACCGTCGACCTCGTCGCCAAGCTCGCCAAGTTCGAGGCGGACATGGGCCGCGCGACGCACATCGTCGAGCGCTCGGCCAACAAGCTCACTGGTGCCTTCAAGGGGATCGGCGCTGGCCTGTCGTTCGGCGCCATCGTCGCCGGCTTCGATCGCCTGATCGATTCCGCCGCCGCCCTCGACGACATGGCGGAAAAAACCGGCGCCAGTGTCGAGCAGCTGTCGAAGCTCGAGCGGGTAGCCAAGGTATCCGGCACCAGCCTGGATACCGTCGAGATGTCCCTGGTGCGCCTGGCCAAGGCCCTGCACTCGACCGACGAGGAATCGAAGGGTGCCGACAAGGCGCTCAAGGCCATCGGCCTCAGCGTCGATGAGCTGAAAGGGCTGGACACCGGCGCCGCGCTGCAGAAGGTCGCCGAGGCGCTGGCGAAATACGAGGACGGCGCCGGCAAGACCGCCATCGCCCTGGACCTGCTGGGCAAGAGCGGCGCCCAGGCCTTGCCGTATCTCAAGGATCTGGCGGAGGCAGGCGAGATCAATGCCACGCTGACCGCCGAGCAGGCCGCAGCCGCGGAGAAATTCCAGAAAGCCTTCAACCGGGTCGGCTCCGTTGCCACGGAGAACGCGCGCGCCTTCGCCGTCGAGTTGCTGCCGGCGATCTCCAGGGTTGGCGACGGCATCCAGGGCCTGGTGCGCCTGGCCGAGGTTGCCGGCAAGGCCCTGGCCGTGCTGGCGCACGGCGCCGCGCTGATCAGGCTGCCCTTCGCCGAGAGCCCGGCAGACGCCAAGCGGATGCTGGCGGAGTTCGACGCCATCCGCAAGCTGGCGGCCGATGACCTCGACGAGATCGTCATGCGCCCGCTGTTCAGCAGCCAGGCGCAGCTGCCCGCGCCGGCAGCCTCCAAGCTCAGCAGCCTGTCCGGCTACACCAGCAAGGCGGGCAAGGACAAAAAAACCACCGACCGCTCCGTCGACGACCTCGAATCGCGCCTCGCCCAGCGCGTCGGCGGCGCGATCAACGATTCCGACCTGGCCAAGGCGCAGGAATTCGCCCTGACGATCGAGCGGCTAGACAAATTGTTCTTCGACGCCGGTCTCGATGCGGATGTCTATGCGTCTGCACTCGACAAGCTGACCGGCCGGCACGCCGAGACCGGCAAAAGCGCCGAGCGCCTGGCCGAGCTGCTTGCCGCCACGCCGACGGCGAAGATCGAGGAAGCGCGCGCCGACATGATCCTGCTGGCGGAGGCCTTCGAGCAGGGCAAGCTCAGCGCCGAGGGCTTCAGCGAAGCCGCCCGCACCCGGCTCGGCACGCTCGACGACGGCCTCAAGCAGACCAAGTCTCTGGCCGAAGAGCTCGGCCTGACCTTCACCAGCGCCTTCGAAGACGCCGTCATTTCCGGCGAAAAGGTTTCCGTCGTGCTGAAAGGCCTCGCGCAGGACGTTGCCCGCATCTTCCTGCGCAAGAGCTTCACCGAGCCTCTGGGCAAATGGTTTTCCGACCTCGATTTCAGCAAGCTGTTCAGCAAGAACGCCGCCGGCGGCGTGTACAAGAGCCCCAGCCTGTCGGCCTACTCCGGCCAGGTATACGACACCCCGCGTCTGTTCGCCTTCGCGCGCGGCGCCGGGATCTTCGGCGAGGCGGGCGCCGAAGCGATCATGCCGCTCAAGCGCGGCAGCGACGGCAAACTGGGCGTCGCGGCGAGCGGCGGCGGCGTCACGGTGACCATCATCAACCAGACACAGGCGAAGGTCACCGCGCGCGAATCGCTGGTCGATGGCAAGCGCGAGCTCATGGTGCTGGTTCAGGACACCGTCACCGCGCTGCTCGGCGGTGGCGCGCTGGATGGCGCCATGCGGCAGAACTTCGGCGCCGGCCGGGTGGGGGTGCTGCGTGGCTAACTGGCCTTCTTCCCTGCCGCCGCTGCCGCTGGCGGCCGACTACGCCGACACGCTGCCCGATACGCTCGCCCGCACGCAAATGGACGCCGGCCCGGCTAAAGTCAGGCGCCGCACCACGGCGGCCGTGCGTCCGCTCACCGCCTCCTTCCTGTTCACGAAAGCGCAGTGCGCGACGCTGCAGACGTTCTACGAGGACACGCTGGCCGGCGGCGCGCTGGCCTTCGACTGGATCCTGCCGCGCACCGGCGCCGCCGCCTCGCTGCGCTTTCTCGCGCCGCCGACGTTCGGCTCGCCGAGCGGCAAATGGTGGCGCGTCACCTGCCAGCTTGAGGTGCTGCCGTGAGGACCATCTCCTCCACCGCCCACGCCGCCATCTACGCCGCGCAGACGGGCGAGGCCTTCCTCATGCTGCTGACGATCTCGCACGCTGAGCTCGCCGCGCCGATCCGCGTCACCTCGGACGGCGTCGTCACGACCCACGGCGGGCAGCCTTACAACCCGTGGCCGTTCGCCATCGCGCTGCCCTTCGAGCGCGACGACCAGCTCGCCACCACGCGCCTGGTCATCGACGCCATCGACCGCTCGATCGTCATCGCGCTGCGCTCGATCAGCAGCGCGCCGACCGTCGAGCTGAAGGTGGTGCTGGCCAGCTCGCCGGACACCATCGAGGCCGGCCCCTTCACCTTCACGCTGAAGAACGCCGCTTACGACGTGGTGACGGTGGAAGGCGACCTGGCCTTCGAAGACATCCTCAACGAGGGTTTCCCCGGCGGCAGCTTCGTGCCGACCTCACACCCCGGGCTGTTCGGATGAGCGCGCTACTTGCAGCGGAAACGCATGTCGAGGCTGGCGGCATCGGGGGAGGGCTTGGCGGCATCAAGCAGTTCGGCCTCGCGCCCGCCGCAGTGGCGGGCGGCGCGTGCCTTGCCGATGGCCATGAAATCGTCGCGGATCTCCAGCTCGTCGATCCAGCGGATGCCGGCGCCGGCCATGACCAGCACGTCGAACACGCCGCCGGGCTGCTCGACCAGGGCGGAGTGGTAGCGGTAGCCGTTCCGCTCGGTCGGATCGAAGGTGGCGTTGTTGTACTTGGCGGGCATGCAGCCGGCCAAAAGCACGCCGCAGAACAGGGCAGGGCACAAGCGTCGCATGATCGCGTCTCCGTCGAGTGGGTGACCGATTATATCGGGCTGCCCTTCCTTGCCAAGGGCCGCACGCGCGCCGGACTCGATTGTTGGGGCCTGGTGCGCCTGGTGATGCAGGAGCGCTTCGGCGTCGCCCTGCCGGTGTGGGCCGAAGGTTACGACGACATCGAGCCCAATCCGCGCACCGCAGGCCACCTGCGCGCCTGCGCCGGCGCCTTCGTCCGCCACGATCCCGCCGCCGCACGCCCCGGCGACATCCTGCTGTTCCGCATCGGCGGCCACCTGGCCCACGTCGGCCTCGACATCGGCGCCGGCCGCATGCTGCACATCCACGATGGCATCAATGCCTGCATCGAACGCTGGCGCGGCCCGCGCTGGCTGCCGCGCCTGGAGGGGGCATACCGTCATGGCTGACCTGCGCCCGCCGCCCATCCGCCTCATTGTCCTTCGTCACCCCTTCAGCCAGTCGCGCGAGGTGGTCGAGGCCCCCTTCGGCCAGACTTTGGAGGCGCTCGCCGCCGACCAGGACCTGGCCGATGCCCACGCCCTGGCTCTGGTCGGCGGCGTGGCCGTGCCGCGCGCCGCCTGGAAGTGGCTCAAGCCCAAGCCCGGCGTCGAGGTCATCCTGCGCCGCGTGCCGGAGAAGGGCGGCAAGAGCGGCCTCGGTGCGCTGCTCTCCATCGCCAGCTTCTTCGTGCCGGCGTTCGGGCCGACGATCTCCATCCTCGGCCAGTCGTTCTCGGTCGGGCAGATGCTCGTCAAAGGCGCGCTCTTCCTCGCCAGTTCCGCGCTTTCCCGTCCGCAATCGCAGCGCCTCGGCTCCACCGGCGCGCGCGACGCGCCGACCTTCCAGCTCACCGGCACCTCGAACAAGGCCGCGCCCTACGGCCCGGTGCCGCGCCTGTACGGCTGCCATCGCATCTACCCGCCGATCGCCGCCGTGCCCTACACCGAGACGATCGGCGGCAAGCACTACCTCAACATGCTCTTCGACTTCGGCTACGGGCCGCTGCTGTTCGACGACTTCCGCATCGGCGCGACGCCCCTCGCCAACTTCACCGGCGTCGAAATGGAGGTCCGTCCCGGCTACGAAAACGACGCCCCCATCACGCTGTACCGCAACGATGTCAGCGCGCAGGCGCTGGCCATCCTGATCGAGCAGGCCGACGGCGCCCGCGTCATCGAGACAGGGCTGGGCGCCGACGAAGCCACGCTCAACTTCGTCTTCCAGCAGGGGCTGGTCACCTTCGACCCGGAGAGCGGCGGCCGGCTTAATCGCACGGTGCGGATCCACGTCGACTACCGTCTTGCCGGCAGCGGCGGGCCGTGGCTCTACGAAGGCGTGCAGGGCACCGTCGTGCCGACGGCCAGCACCGCCGCCACGCTGATCGCCAGCACCGCCACCAGCAAGACTTACCGCACCGACGAAAAGACCACCGGCGCCGTCCAGCTCAGCGTCGACATGGTGGAGGGCGACGAGCTGCGCATCAGCACGCGCAGCTACGGCGACACCGTGTGGGTGCAGCAGAGCGTGCAGGTCTGCGCCGGCGGCGCGATGGTGGTTACCTACGTGACCAACGGCGAGCAGCTGATCCCCGTGGAAGAGTGGGTCACCGACGAAGGCACGCGCTCCGTCAGCCTGATCGTCGCGCCGTCGGTGCAGAGCGAGATCCTCATCGAGCAGGTCACGCCGGCCGCCGCGCCCGTGGTCAACGGCTTCTCGTACAGCTACCCGTCGTCGGGCTACTACGACTTCCGCGCGCGGAAGGTCAGCCCCTACCTGACCTCGGCGCGCATCATCTTCCCGACGCGCGGAAAATACGAAATCCGCGTCCAGCGCATCACCGCCGACACCGAGTCGAGCAGCGTGCTCGACGACATCACATGGTCCGGCCTGAACAGCGTCACCTACGCCAGCCCGACCAACGTCACCGGCCACGCCCTGATCGCCCTGCGCATCGAGGCCACCGAACAGCTCTCCGGCGTGGTGCAGGAGTTCTCCGCCATCTGCACCGCGCTGCTCAAGACCTGGGACGGCGCCGCCTGGACGGACTGGGTCGAGACGCGCAACCCCGCCTGGGCCTACGCCGACATCCTCAGCGGCACGGCCAATGCCCGCCCGATCGACCGCGCCCGCCTGGATGCCGACGCCCTCAAGGCCTGGGCCGACGACTGCGCCGCCGGCGGCATCGAGTTCAACGGCGTCTTCGACTTCCGCACCACCGTCTTCGAGGCCGCGCGCGATGTCGCTGCAGTCGGCCGCGCCAGCTTCCACATGCGCGACGGCCTGTATTCCATCGTCCAGGACAAGGCGCAGACCGTGCCGGTGCAGCACTTCACGCCGCGCAACTCATGGGGCTACTCGGGCAGCCGCCGCTTCGTCGAGCTGCCGCACGCCCTCAAGTGCCGCTTCCTCAACCGCGACAAGGACTGGCAGCAGGACGAGCGCATGGTCTGCGACGACGGCTATACCGAAGAGACCGCCACGCGCTTCGAGGTCATCGAGCTCTTCGGCGTCGACAACGCCGACCAGGCATGGAAGGACGGCCGCCGCTACATCGCCAACGCCCGCCTGCGGCCGGAGGAGCACTCCTTCTTCGCCGATGTCGAGCACATCGTCTGCAACCGCGGCGACCTGATCCGCGTCTCGCACGACGTGCCGCTCTTCGGCCTCGGCTACGGCCGGCTGAAGGCCGTCACCCTCAACGGCACCTCCGAGGCCACCGCCGCCACGCTGGACGCCGCCATCGTCATGGAGACCGGTCAGGCCTACAGCCTGCGCATCCGCCGCGCTAACGGCGCAAGCGTCGTCGCCGGCATCGACGTCGTCGTCGGCGAGCAGACCGCCGTGACCTTCACGACGCCGATCCCCGCCGCAAGCGCGCCGGCCGCCGGCGACCTCTTCATGTTCGGCAAGACCGGCGCCGAGTCCGTCGAGCTGCTGGTCACCGCCATCGAGCCGCGCGCCGATCTCTCGGCGCAGATCAAGTGCGTCGACGCCGCCCCGGCCGTCTATCAGGCCGACGCCGGGACCATTCCCCCCTGGACCAGCCAGATCAGCCTGCCCGCCGTGTGGGAGCGCCGGCCGGCGCGGCCGATCCTCGAAGAGCCCGCCAGCGACGAATCCGTCCTCATCCTCACGCCCGATGGCGGCTACCAGGCCGTCATGCAGATCGAGGTCTCCATCCCAGGCGGCAGCGTCGTGCCGGCCGTCTCGCTGGAGATCACCTGGCGCGCCGAGGACGACGACGCCTGGCAGGTCATGAGCCTGCCGCCGGTGTCGCCGCAGACCGTCACCATCGCCGACGTGCAGGCCGGCATCGCCTACCAGGTGCGCGCCCGCACGCTCGGCGGCGACGGCAGCGCCAGCCTGTACACCGAGATTGCCCACACCGTCATCGGCGCCTCGACCGCGCCGCCGGCCGTCACCAACCTGCTCATCCGCAACGGCGGCCTCGTCTGGGATCACGCGCCGCCGCGCGACCACGCCGGCTACCGCGTCCGCTACCGCTTCGACATGTCGCGGCACTGGGACAGCGCCGCTCCCGCCCACATCGGCCTGGTCACCGACACGCCGTTCCCGGTGGATAGCATCCTCGCCGCCGGCGGCACCGCCGTCTTCCTGGTCAGGGCCGAAGATCTCGCCGGCAACCTCTCCGAAGAGCCCGCCACGCTGATCGTCAATCTCGGCGATGCCGTCACTGACAACGTCATCCTCACGCACAACCTCCACACGGCCTTTCCGGGCACCGTCGTGGACGGCGCCGTCGATGCGGGCAAGCTGAAGGCCGACGACACGGCCGCCTTCTGGGGGCCGGCCGGCTCGCCCTTCTGGGGCCTGCCCGACGCCGCCTTCTGGGACACCCAGTTCGCCCAGATGACATACACCTTCAGCGTCGCGCCGTCGGTCGAAGAGTCCGGGCCCGGCCGCGTGCTGCTCGCCCACGACCTGACGGGCAACGGCTTCGCCATCGACTTCAAGATGGCCGGCAGCGAGGAAGCCTTCTGGGGTGCGCCCGACGAGCCCTTCTGGGGAGCCGCCGCCGATCCCTTCTGGGCGCTGCCGCCCGACTGGACCGCATGGCCCGGCGAGCTGACGCCGATCCCCGCCGCCGGCATCGACTTCCGCATCGTCATGGCCGGCGGCAGCCAGCGCGGCATCATCCACACGCTCAGCGTCCTGCTGGATGTGCCGGACGTCATCGAGCACCTCGACGACGTCGCCATCGACAGCGCCGGCACGCGCCTGCCGCTCGCCGCCGCCTACCGCGCCATCCAGAACGTCGGGCTCACCCTGCAGGACGCCGGCACCGGCGCCCGCAGCATTTTCATCATCGACAAGGACGCCGACCTCGGCCCGCTCGTGCAGGCGCGCGACGGATCCGGCACCCCGGTCGATGCACTCATAGACGCAACCATCCAGGGGTATTGAAATGGCCAACCTGCCAGCAGCAAACGCAATCACCGCGCTCGCGAACAACGCCGCCGCCCAGGCGCTTTTCGAAACCCTGCGCGACTGGCTTTCCCAGCTCCCGGCCGCGCCGGAAGTGCAGCTCACCATCGCCGGCGGCACCATCACCCCGGCCACGCGCGACCAGGGCTCCGTCAAGGTCGAGACCGAGGCCGCCGCCGCGACCGACGACCTGGCCAACATTGCCCAGACCAACATCCAGGACGGCCAGCTGCTGCTCGTGCGCGCCTCCGTCGCCGGCCACACCGTCGTCGTCAAGCACGCCGCCGGCGGCGCCGGGCAGATCAAGCTCAAGCACAATGCCGACTGGAGCCTCAACGCCACCGACAAGTGGCTGCTGGTGAAGCGCATCGGCACCGACTGGCAGGAGATACTCCGCAGTTACGGCAACGACCCGGCCGCCGAGCGGGCCGCCATCGCAGCCGTCAACACGGTCATCGCCGCCATAACCGGCTCGCTCGCGCTCTCCGGCGTCGTCTCGCCATCGCAGTACACCAGCGATCAGAACGACCTGTCGCCGACCGGCTGGTCCGCCGGCCTCGCCGTCATCCGCTTCACCACCGACGCCTCGCGCAACTTCACCGGCCTGGCCGAAGGCGCCGCCGGCAAGCTCGCCGTATTCTTCAACGTCGGCAGCAACAACGGCGTCCTCAAAAACGAATCGGCCAGCAGCACGGCCGCCAACCGTTTCGCCCTGGACGCCGACGCCACCATCCCCCCCGGCCGCGCCGCGCTGCTGTGGTACGACACCACCAGCAGCCGCTGGCGTCCGCTGGCGCTGCCGGCAAGCACGGCCGCCTCGGCGCTGCTGCCGACCAAGCAGGTGTTCGATACGCAGTTGGCGGCCGCCTATTACGACGGGGCTACCAATGCGCCGGGCGGGTTCTGGAACAACTCCGGAGTGTTTTCCTCGGTTACGGAAACCGGATCGTTCACGGGCTGGAAATTTACCAACGCCGCCAACGGTTATGTTGTCCCCGCTGGCCTAGCGTTTAACCTGCTCGCCTGGCTCGCCACAAAGAATCCGATATTCGCCGTCAACATGTGCGACGACTCTGTTGCCGGGACACGTTACTGGGGCTTCTTCGCGTCGCTCGCGCCGGCCAACGGCATCTACTTCCGCCACACACTCAGCGGCAACCTGATTGCAGTCTGCCGCGCCGCCGGCGTGGAGACCGCCTACGATACGGGCATCGCGGCATCGACATCGGTGACGCGCGAGCTGAAGATCGTCGTCACCGCCGGCGGCACCAGCGTCGAGTTTTTCGTAGACGGCGCATCCGTCCAGACCATGACCACGAACATCCCGAGCGCGGCCATGATGGCCGGCCACGGCAGCAGTGCAGCGACTGTCGTCCGCATCGGCCACATGCACATCGAACAGGAGCTATAAGATGCCCTTCATCCTCTACAACGACCCGGACTACTACTATCGCGGTGCCCGCCAGAACGCCGAGGACACCGAGATCAGCGAGGCGCAGATGCTCGCCTGGGAACAGGCACAAGAGCAATCGACCGCCTCCGCAACCGCGGCAGCGGCCGCGTTGGCCGCCCGGAAAGACGTCGACGCCATTGAGGCGGCCGAAACAAAAGCGGACGCGCAGGTGCAGACGTTCCTCAATTTCACGCCGGTGGAACTCGACGCGTGGGTTGACGCCAACATCACCGGCGCGGGCAACAAGACGGCGTTCAAGGTGCTCGGCCGCCTGGCGCAAGTCGCCGCGCGCGGGAGGGCGCTGCGGTGAGGACGATACTCGTCATCCTGCTCTGCGCCCTTTCCGCCGGCGCCGCCGCGGCACCGTCCGCCCTCGAAGAGACCCGCTACTGCGGCGATCCGCGCCGCACCGCCGCCGGCCACATCCTCCGCCGCGCCGACGTCCTCGTCGAATTCCGCCGCCTCTACGCCTGCCCGGCCACCGCCCGGCACACCGGCCCATGCCCCGGCTGGGCCATCGACCACGTCATCCCGCTGGCCGTCGGCGGTTGCGACGCCGTGCGCAACCTGCAGTGGCTGCCCGGCGCGCTGAAATCGTGCTCGGGCACGGTCTGCAAGGATCGGTGGGAGCGGGAGGTGTACAAGAAATGACCGCGATGATCGCTACCCGGATAGGCTTCCCGACGATCGAGGAGATCAACTCGCTGTCGTCGATGCGAGGGATTGCCTACAAGGAGGGCTACAAATATCAGCTCGTCGCGGACTACGTTGTCCGCACGCCGGTCCGGCCGCCGCGGAACATCATCACCGACTGGTTCGCGCTCACCACGGAGGGCGTGCTCTACGTCTTCAAGGGCTATGCCTGGGACGGCGCCAGCGGCCCGACCTGGGACACCGACTCGTCGATGCGCCCCTCCCTCATTCACGATTGCTTCTGCCAGATGATGAAGGAGCGGTTGATCGACTACCGCACCTGGGAGAAGACGGTGCACCAGCAGTTCCACGATCACTGCATCGAGGACGGCATGTGGCCCTTCCGCGCCTCGCTCTGGCACTCCGGCGTCATCATCGGCCAGGGCGGTAACCCGGACAACCCGGACGACAATCCCGTTCTTCACGCGCCCAAGGAGTGAGCATGGCCGAACCGACGGCAACCACCGCAGCCGCCACTGCCGCCACCACGGCCGGCTTCACGATCTTCGGCTATCTGGCCGGCTTGCATCCGGACCTCGTCATCGCCGGACTGGTTGGCGGCATCGCGGCGATCCTCGCCATGGAAACCATGCCCGCGCGGCAGCGGATCGAGTCCGTCCTCGTCGCCATCGTCACGTCAGGGCTGTGCGGCCCGATCCTGGTCTTCGCGGCGCCGCGCATCTTCCCCGACGTGCTGGGCGGCATCGACACCGGCGCCCTGCGCCTGGCGGTCGGCTTCGTGCTCGGCGTGCTCGCATACGGCGTGCTGGTGCCGGCACTCATCCGCCGCGTCGGCCGCGAACTGGGGGGGCGAAAATGAGCCTCGATCAGATCCTGTTCCTCGCCATTGTTCTGGTCGCCACAGTCAAGATCGAGTGCGCCTTCCAGCGCATGAGCTGGCGCACCTGGCCGCCGCGCTGGCTCGCCGACCTGGTGCTGCTGGTGGCCAGCGCCGCCGGCGCCCGCGAGATCCTCGCCCACGCCTGGCAGCCCGGCTGGGTGCCGCTGCTGCTGCTCGCCGGCGCGACCTTGCTGCTCGTTTTCGAGCGCCGGTCGCCCGTCACCTGCAAGCCAAAAAATGATCCCGCCACCCACCATCCCGTTTGATGCGGGTGAAGCCTTCGACCCGATCGCCTTTTTCGGCGCCGTCGGCCTGGTGTCCGGCCTCGTGCTAGGCATGTTGGCGGTGCTGGCCTGGGGGATTCCATCATGAGATCCATCGACACCCTCGTCATCCACTGCTCGGCCACGCAGAATGGGCGGTGGACTACCGCCCCGGACATCGACCGCTGGCACGACGACCGTGGCTTCGAGCGCCGCGACCACTGGCGCGAACGCTTCAACCCGGACTACAAGGCCATCGGCTACCACTTCGTTATTTACACCGACGGCCAGGTGGTCACCGGCCGCCACCTCGACGAGGTCGGCGCCCACGCCAGCGGCCACAACGCCCGCTCGATCGGCGTCTGCATGATCGGCACCAGCGCCTACACCGTTGCCCAGTGGCGCGCCCTCGACGGCCTGGTGGCCAAGATGCGCACCCGCTATCCCACTGCGCGGATCCTCGGCCACCGCGACCTGTCGCCGGATATCGACGGCGACGGCACCATCGAACCGAACGAATGGCTCAAGACCTGCCCCGGCTTCGACGTGGCCACCTGGTTAACGTCACACGGAAACATCCCGGAGGCGCTGGTGCTCGAAGCGCCGGCCGACTGATCAGGCCCGCCCCCCCGCCCGCCTTCTCTGACCGGGAAAGGGCGGGGGCGGTGAGGGGCCTGAAACTAATCCTTGACAAGTTCGCAAACGCGAACTAAGATTCAAACCATGGAGGGCGGCATTCGGCAGCCCCCACTCTCAGGAGAGTCAAGATGAAATTCCAAAAGTGGCAACACCCCAAGACCGATGAAGTGCGCATCTACGTGAATGGTGCGGCTGGCTTCGGCGTCAAGGTCTACGTGGTCGACGGCGGTGTGACCGGACACTACCCGGCCGACTTCCCGGAAGTGGTGGTGCGCGCCGACCACATGATCGGCCAGTCGCAGGTCGACGCGATCATGAATGATGTTGAACAGCATGTGTGCGAGGCCCTGAGCCTCGATCGCGGCATGAAGTATTCCGACATCGTTAAACTCGCGCCATGACCCCTTCCAGCCTGCAGGCGCTGCGGCGCCTGCTCTTCTTCTCCGTCGAGGAGGCCGCGCTGCTGGTGGCGGCGTCCGCCGATCGCCCGCAGGGCGTCTCGCCGCGGTCCTGGCAGTACTGGGAGCGCGGCGAGCGGCCGGTGCCGACCGACGTGGCCGAGACGATCCGCCATCTGTGCGCCTGGCGCGCGCAGGCCATCGCCACGGCCGATGCCGCCGTGGCCTCAATGCAGGCCCGCCACAGCGCTCCGGCCGATGTCGTGCTGATCTGGTATCAGACGCTCGACGATTGGGCTTCCATGGCCGGACGTGAGCCGCTGCAATGGCGGCCGCAGTGTTCGGTAGTGGCGGAGCTGGCCGCGCGACACGGCGCGCGCCTGGTGACGTTCGACGGGCCAGGCTATGCCGCCTGGCTCGGCCGGCGGCAGGATTCGGAGACGATGCGGTCTGAGTGGGCGGCGAGTCTTTAAGCCGCTTTTTTATTCCTCGGCGCCTGAAACGGCACCGAGCCATGCAGAATGGGGTTATCACCAGTTCCCCGTGGGGACGCCACCTTAACCCCACTTGCGCCGATCCGGTAGCGGATCGATCCGGCGCGGGTGGCGGGATCCAGCACGATCTTCTCGATGAAGCCGCCGAGGAAGTCCTTCAGGGCGGCGCGATCGAGCTCGGCCATGTCTTCGGCCAGGGCGCCGAGCATTCGGCGCACGTCGCTCTCTTTCACGGCTGCCAGCGTCTTGGCGCGCCGCGTCTCTTCTTCCAGCCTGGCCAGCCGCTGGCTGGTCGTCTCGCGTTCCTTCTCCAGTTCATCCAGTCGCCGCAGCAGCGGGCCGGGCATTTCAGCGGCTTCGAGGAGTGCAGTCAGCTTGCGGATCCGCGTGTCGGTGTCGCGCAGCTCTGCCTGCAGGGTCTGCAGCTCGGCGCCGTCGCCCGGCTGTTGCGCCGCTCTGGCGGTTTCGGTCATGGCCTTGACGATGGCGTCGCTGCGGATGTCGATCGCCATCTGCTGCAGGACGGCCTCCTCGAGCATGGCCGAACGGATGTTCGCGCTGCCGGCGCGATAGTTGCCGGCATTGCCGTGCCAGGCTCCCCCGTCGGGCGTCAGAACCTTGCCGGCGAGGAGATAGTCCGATGCGCGGACACGGGTCGCCCGGGCGGCTTTGTTTCCCTCCAGGCGCGCCAGGATGGCCTCGGCGGCCGCGTCGGCGATGAGGGCGGCGTGTGTATCGCGCTGGATGATCCATTCGGTCCTGGGCCGCCGGCGGCCGCCGGCGCCTCCTTCTTCCTTGCCACGGTGCATGTTCCAGACGGTGTGTCCGGCGTAGGTGAGGGCGGACCATTCCAGGTGCGCCAGACTGCTGGGGGCGAGATCGATGCCGAGCGTCTGGGCGAGCTGGCGGCCGTTCTTGCCGGCGGCGCGGCCGTTGAGCCAGGCGGCGATCTTCTCGCCGTTGGCGTCCGGCTCGAGCCGGCTCTTCAGGACCGGCTGGCCGTCGCGCACGACGCCGGTGTCGATCGGCACCAGGCGGTAGCCGTAGGGCGCGCGGCCGCCGGCGCGGTAGCCGTTGCGGACGTTCTCGGCCATGCCGGCGAGGCCCTTCTCGCGGCTCATGAGGCTGTGCACTTCGTCCATCGCCTGCAGCACGCTGTCGAGGATCACCTGGGAGATCGGGTCGACCTCGGGCACCTTGGCGAAGACGATGTCGACGCCGAGCTTCTTGCATTCGTGGCGGAAGGCCTCGGCGATGTAGCGGCGGCGGCCGATGCGGCTGGTGTCGTAGATGAGGATGGCGGACCAGGCGCGGCCGCGCACCTTCATGTCGCGCAGCAGCTGCTGGAAGCCGGCCCGGTCGGTGTCCTTGCCGGACTCGACGGCGTCGGTGTACTCAGCGGTGACGATCAGGTCGCGGGCCCTGGCCAGCGCCAGCAGCTCGTGACGTTGCGCCTGTATCGAGATCGCGCTGCGGTCCTTCGACGACCGACAGTAGAGGGCGGCTTGTCTTGGCATGGAAGTCCAGGATCAGCGCCACGGCCGCGTCGGCGACCAGGCGTGCGTCCGGTTGGTTTTCGGCGGTGATTGTGAGCGCGGGGCGAGGCATGGGTCAAGCGGAGGGTTCGTAGTCTTCCGTTTCCTGCTCGAGGAACGATCGCACGCCTGACCATTGGCCGAGCTGCTCTTTGGTCATCACATCGACTCCGCGCTGAATGACATCCTTGGCGACGGCGACCTGCGTCTTGAGACGGGCGTTCTCCTCCTTTGTTTTTGCCAGGAAGGCGCTCGGGAATAACCCTTCGGCTATGGATTGGAAAACTTTATCCATAGCGCGCTCCATGCCGGCGCGCGCTCCATCTTCAACGCGACGCATCAGTTGCCGACGTTTTCTGTAGAAGGATTTGGCGCGCTTCATGTCGAGCCTTCGCACTCTCCGAACACCTTTTTCTCGATCTCCTGCAGGATTTCCTCCTGCTTCTCGGTGAGCGCCGGGCGCGCCTTCCACTCGGCCAGGCGCTCACGCTCCCAGCTGGTGACGCCGTACTGCCCCCAGACGCCGCGGCACTCATCCTCGATCTTCTCGATGCGGGCGACGTGGGTCATGACATCGGTCCCATCAGTAGCTCGGTTTTCCGGTAGCACGTCACGCCGTCCTCGAAATCCTCCTCATCGCAAACCTCCGCGCAGTTGCAGCCATCGCGGCAGGGCTCGTGGCGCGTCTCCGGACGAAGCAGGCCGTGCTTCTCTGCGGCCTCCTGCAGAGATCCGCCGTCGAGGTCGCCGCAGGGCCACACCCGCATCACGTCCTGGGCGAAGGCACGCAGGGCATCGCGCATCGCCATTTCCTGCTGGCGGGCCTTGTCGGTGGCGCGGATCGTGTCCCACGCGGCCTTGATGTCGGCGCGCAACCGCGCGATCGCGTCGGCCGCGTCCAGGCATCGGCATTGCAGCTCGTGACTGCTTTCGTTGGTGCTGCTGTTCCGCAGCCTTTCGAGGATGTCTTCCATCATGATTTCCCCCATTGAGCTCTCAACCACGGATGCACCCGCATGGCGCAGACGATGGCCAACGGGCCGCCGGCCAGGTAGGTGGCGATCTCCAGGCCGCCGGCGTCGGGTGCGAGCTTGTACAGCGCCAGCTGGCTGATGCCGATGAAGAGGCTGGTGAAGAACGCGGCGACGGGATGGCCGTGCTGGACGTTGAGCTGCTGCACGCCGAGCAGGAAGACCAGGGCGAAGGTGCTGGCGAAGAGGGTGAGGGCGGTCATTTCAGCCGGTGCTGCCGCACGGTGTAGCCCTTGCCTTGCTGGACGACGTCGCCGGGAGGCGCCGGCAAGGCGGGCGCGCCGGCGGCGGAGAGGAAACCGGTGGCGTCCTTGCCGCCGGTGGCGTGGATGAAGTCGACCTCGACCTTGGCGGTGTTGATGATGGTCTGCGCCACGTCGGTGATGGCCTTGGCGCGTGCGATGAGTTCTGGCTTGGGGTTCGCGCCCTGGAGTTCGTCGAGCGCCTTGAACAGGCTTTCGCGCAGGTCAGCGATGGTCTTGCTCATGCTTTTTGCTCCTTTTGTTGATCTTGCGGACGAGTGCGCCGCGCAGTTGAATGACCCGGCACAGCTCGGGCGGGTAGTTGGTGTGGTAACTGTTGCGCCGCATGTTTTCGGCGTCGGTGATCAGCTCGATGTTCTCGATGCGGATGTCGGTCTTGTCGCCATTCCGGAAGCGCAGCTTGTGGCCGGCCGGCACGGGGCCGTGGTGTTCCTGCCAGAGGAGGATGTGCACGCCGACCCAGTCGCGCGGCGGGTAGCCGGTGTCGGTCATCTTGCGCTGCAGGTATCCGTCCATGAGGCGGTGGCTGCCGATCGGCAGCCAGTTCGCCGGCTTCTGGCATTTCTTGAAGCGCGTCTCGGCCGAGCGGCCGCCGGCGGTCCAGCCCTTCATGCCGGTGTTCCAGGGCACGATGCCGGGCTTGAAGCGGTAGGCGATGCCCGGGCTGTCTTCGCGCCGCAGCCGGCAGGCGTCGGGCCCGGTGAGGTATTCGGCGCTCTTTTTCAGGCCGAGCTTGCCGGCCATGCCGTAGCACTGAGTCAATCGCCGGCCGAGCGCCTCGGCGACCAGGGCGCTTTTCACGTCCGGCCAGAGGGCGACGAGCCAGGCGATGTCTTCCTCGCTCCAGAGCTGGCGTGGGCCGCGGCGTCGGGTCATGTGCGCTTCGCCTCCGGCGCCAGCACCGTGTAGCCCATGGCACGCAGCATGCGCACGGCGCGGTCGACGCCGTTGCCCTTGTAGTCCTCTGAGAGGGACCAGGCCTTGTCGGCGAACTTGACGCGGCCGGAGTTCCGGTGGTGCTTGAGCATGCCCCAGACCTGATGGCAGTTGAGGCCGGTCTTCTTCATGAGCGAGGCGGTGGTGATCGGGCCCTCTCGCGTGATGAGGTCGAGCAGCTCGGCGGCGCCGGTGCCAGAGCCGGTGCGCGGCTTGGCCGCGACTGTACCGTGCCGACAGGCGGCGGCCTCGATCTGCTGGAAGATGCCAGGGATCATGGGATCAACCTCATCTGCCCGGCGGCTTCGAGTTCGATGGCAGTGGGCGGGATGGGCATGTCCGGATCCCAGCCGCAACAGTCGAAGGCGGCTTCTTCGCACTCGTGGAAGTCGCGGCACAGCGGGCAGAGGTAGCCTTCGATGATCTCCGGCGCGCAGCATTCGCGGGCGTCGTCTTCGTTGTCGTGCACATCGCCGCAGCGATCGCACTGCCAGGCTTCGGGCGCGCTCGCCTGGCTCATGGCCGCGCTTCGGTCGGGAAAGGCCAGGTGGTGCTGGCCAGCGACGATGGCTCAGCGGCGGGCTTGGTCCTGGCCGGCGCAGCCGGCACGTTCCCTTCCGCCGGCGAAGCCGGCGCTGGACTTGCCTTGGCCTTCGGTTTTTTCGGCGCGGCGGGCTTCTTCTCCGCCGCCGGCGCAGCTTTCGTCGCGCTTTTGTCTTTCGCTTGCGCAGCAGAGGTAGGGGGAGAGGCCTTCTTCGCGGGTTTTTTGGGTTTCTCCCTGGCGCGGAATTCGGCGGCGACTTCCTTCTTGATGGCTTCGGCGTCGATGTCGTAGGCCTTGGCGGCTTCGAGCAGGCGCTCGGGCTTTTGGTCGAGCTGCCAGGCGTTGGCGAAGGTGTCGTCGACCAGCGCCATTTCGATCAGCAGGCGGCCGTGGTCGGCGGCCGTCCGGCCGGGCAGGCCCTCCTTGAAGTCGGCGATCAGCGCGTGGTCGTCCTGCTTCTTGTCGGTGGGGCCGATCCACAGGCGCGCCAGGCGCTTCTGCGCGTCGAAGCTGAGGTGATCGAAGAAGGATTCCGCGACCCAGCGGAGCTCGATGTCCTTCAGGTGCAACTGGAGTTCTGGCGTGGTTCGCTGGTTCGCATCGAAGTCCTGCGTCAGGTGGCTGCGGATGGCGTCGAAGAGGCGGCCGCGCCATGCGTTCTCCTGCTTGGCCTTCTGCTCGCGCTTCTTCTGGGCGTCGTCCTTGCGGCCGGGGCGGGCGTCGAGCTTGATGCCCTTGGCTTCGAGGTGTTCCTGGACGGTGGCCTTGGGCAGGATCTCGATGAGCTTGCCGGGCTCGTGCGGATCTTCCAGCAGCGTGGGCGGCGGCGCTTTCTTGCCGAGGAGCTCGCGGTAGGTCTTGTATTTCGCGCCGTCGGCGCTGCAGTGCTCGTCGAGCGCGACATAGTCGCCCTTGAGTTCGTCGTTGTAACGCGAGGGCTTGAGCTTTTCCGCCGCCTTGCCGGTGATGACGTCCTGGCCGCGCGCCTTGGCCTCGGCGATCATGCGCGCGGTATGGGCGTCCTTCTTGGCGGCGAAGCAGGCCGGGTCGGTGCAAACGTCGGCACTCTTGACGTCGGCGAAGAGCTCCGGCTGGCTGCCGGTGCGCTTGGGGCAGTCGGCACACTTGGGCGCGCCGGCGACGAGATCCGCATCGCCGCGCGGGAAGGGCGCCTCGGCCAGGCGCAGCATGTAGTGGTTCTGGATGTGGTCGGCCGCGCGACGGTAGGACATCGGCTCCTGGTATTTGCCGCCGAGGATGGTGTCGAGCGCCTCTTCCTGCAGCGCCTCGGTGGGGATGCGGGCGATGAGCAGCGCGCGCGAGGGGTCGAGCTTGCCATCGGCCAACGCCGCGCGCGCCTTCTTGCCGCACTCCAGCAGCTTGAGCTGGGCGTAGACGTGGGAGCGGCTCTTGCCGATCTGCGCGGCGATGGTGTCGGCGGTGTGGCCGTGATCCTGCATCAGGCGGCGGTAGCCTTCGGCCTCTTCGATGGCGGTGAGGTCCTTGCGCTTGAGGTTCTCGATGAGCTGCAGCTCGATCGCCGCCTTGTCGTCGATGTCGCGCCAGAAAAACGGGATGTCGGCCAGGCCAGCGATCTCGGCGGCGCGCCAGCGGCCCTCGCCGCAGACGATCTCATAGAGCACGCCGGCGGGCGCCTTGCCGCGTGCGGCCGGCCAGGGGCGGGCGGTGATGGGCTGGATGACGTCGTGGTCGCGGATCGAGGCGGCGAGTTCGTCGAGGTAGGCTTTGTCGGTGTGCTTGCGGTTCGTCAGCGAGGCGGCGAAGTGGGCGAGCGGGGCGCGGGCGACCACCAGGGCGCCGGCGGGCTGGGCGAGGGTTTCGGGTGCGTTCATGCGTGGCTCCAGAGGGTTTTGGTGACGTCGAGGAATTTCGAGAGGCCGACGACCTCGGCCTGAGTGAGCTTGACCGAGACCTCGCCGACGGCGATGCCCAGCGCGCCGGAGTTCTCGATGGCGAAGCGGGCAGTGCTGTCGTCGATGGGCGTGATGGATTCACCGGCCATCGCTTCCTGGGCAATCATCTGGCGACCCAGCGCATGGGCCCCCTGCTGCGATGTGAGTCTCGGTTTCTCGGCCGGCGGCTTCGGCCAGGGCTTGGGCGCCTTGACCTTGCCACCGGATGGGCCATAAACGAAGCGCACGCCGCGGCCGGAGCCGGGCGGGGCGTCGTGGCGCGCGATCGTGCCGGCGTCGGTGAGGGCGCGCAGGTGTGGGAAAAGTTCGGCCGCGTCGACGCCGAGCGCCAGGGCGATGACGCCGGGCGGCTGCGGCTCGGCGAGCTTGTTGATGTGTGCGGCGGCGGTGTCGGCGATGCCGCCGGATTCCTTCCTTTTGGGCATGGTGTCGGGTTCCTCCGGGTGGGTGGGTTCGTTGGGTGCGGTGTGCTCGAGCTGCGAGACGAGCTGGGCGAAGATGTCGGTCATGCGGCAAGCCTGTCGAGCGGACTGGCGTGGCCGGCCGCGCCCTTCACAGCCACGTGGGTGTAGATCATGGTGGTGCTCAGGTCGGCGTGGCCGAGCAGCTGCTGGATGGTACGGATGTCGGTGCCGCTCTCCAATAGATGCGTAGCGAAGCTGTGGCGCAGGGTGTGCGCGCCGACGGGCTTGACGATCTTGGCCAGGGCGCGCGACGACTTGATGGCCTTCGACACCGCCGAGTCGTGGATGTGGTGGCGGCGGATCTCGCCGGTGCGCGGATCCGGCCCGGGCTTCGAGGCGGGGAAAACGAACTGCCAGCCGAACTGCTTGGCCGCGCCGGGATATTTGCGGCCGAGCGCGCCGGGCATGTAGGCGTCGCCCAGGCCGGCAGCGAGATCGCGCACGTGGGTGCGGCGCACCGTCTCTATGTGGTGCTTGAGCGGCTCGGCGACGGCGGCCGGCAGCATGACGGCGCGGTCCTTGTCGCCCTTGCCCTCGCGCACGGTGATGATGCGCCGCGCGAAGTCGATGTCCTTGATGCGCACCGAGAGGCACTCCTCCAGGCGCAGGCCGGCGCCGTAGAGCAGCGCGCCGATTAGCCAGTGCATGCCGTGCAGGTGGTCGAGCAAGCGGGCGACCTCGTCTGTGGAGAGCACCACCGGCAGGCGCTTCGGCTGCCGGGCGGGATGGAAGCCGGAGAAGTCGCCGACGTCCTCGCGCAGGACGTGCTTGTAGAGGAAGACGATGGCGTTGAGCGCCTGGTTCTGCGTCGAGGCCGACACCTCGCGCTCGCGTGCCAGGTGGGTGAGGAAGGCGCGCACCTTGTCCTCATGACCGCCATCGGCGTGGTCCCGGCACCAGAAGGCGAAGCGCTTGATCCAATGCAGGTACGCCTGTTCCGTCCGGTAGCTCATGTGCCGGAAGCGGAGGACGTTGCGCGCGGTTTCGAGTGCCAGGTCGAGCTTCATGTCTGCGATATTTGCCGGTGGGCTTATGAATCTCTGTTATGCCTCACTTGCACGTCCGCACCTTGCCGTCCGGAGAGTACGCCACGGACGCCCCACTGGTGAATTGCAGGTACATCACGCCATCCACGCAGGTATGCGCAATTCCGGTCACGCTAGCTACGCCACGATCCCACGCGCCGCAGCCAGCAAGGCCAAGCGCAATCACAATTGCCAGTGTCGTTTTCATGTTTCGTTCCTCTCGTCAAAAGTCGGTTCTAGTGGTACGGCGAGGCATAACCCTACGGTCGACCCCGTTCGCTTCGCTCTCTGGACGCTGCGCGATAAAGCCGCGCAGCGCCGGTCACCTACTCGTTAGGGGCTTGCGGCGCTGGCATCCAGTGTGTCGGATTCACCATCACATAAGGCCATGACCACACGCCGTAGTGTGTGTGCCACTCACCTGCCGCAATCTTCCCGCTAG